AGCAACCACAATTAGAACCTAAACCAACTGTTGCTGATCCACAAGGTTTACAATTTGCAAGACCTGCAAGAGTTGAACCTGAAACAGAAAGTTTATTACCTGGTAACCCATTTAGTTTTACTTCAGGTTCTAGTGTTGTAATTGTTACAGAACCTGGTCATGGAAGATCTACGGGTGATATTGTTGTATTTAGAAATGTAGATGGAAGTCCAGGTGGATTAGCTTATACAGTGTTTGAAAATGCTTCAGGATTTAGTATAACAGTTATAGATACAAATAGTTATAGTTTTGATTGCGGAAGTAATGCAACATTAACAGGAAACTCAGGAGGAATGACTGTGACCGCTGGTCCAGTTACATTAACACCATAATGACATACGCAGAATTAGTACAAAAAATTAGAGATTACACAGAGGTAGATTCAAATGTTTTAACATCTACTATCGTTGATGGAATTATTAGCGATGCAGAATTTAGAATATTCAGAGATGTAGATTCTGATAATAACAGAAGATATGCAACAGCTAATTTAATTGCATCACAAAGATTTATTGATGTGCCTGGTGATTTATTAATTGTTAGATCTGCACAAATTGTTGATGGTGGATCAGGTGGAACTAGAAATTTTTTAGAATATAGAGACACAAGTTTTATGTCCGAATATAATTCAACAGGTGCTACTGGAGAACCAAAATATTACAGTATGTGGGACAAAGACACTATTGTTTTGGCTCCTACACCTAGCTCAACTTATGAAATTCAGTTAAACTATATCTTGAAAGACCCTGGTTTATCTGCTACAAATACGACAACATACATTAGTAAGTATTTTCCCAACGGACTATTGTATGCATGCTTAGTTGAAGCATTTTCTTTTTTAAAGGGGCCAAATGATCTCTTGCAATTATACGAAGGAAAGTATAAACAAGTAGTTGAAGGCTTCTCAATTGAACAAATGGGAAGACGAAGACGAGATGAATATCAATCAGGTGTTCCTCGAGTCGGAGGAAAATAAGGAGATAAACTATGGCTATAACACAAGCAATTGCAAATGCGTTTAAAAAACAATTACTAGAAGGAGATCAAAATTTTGCTTCTGGTGGTGATAAGTTTAAATTAGCTCTTTATACTTCTTCAGCAACTCTAAACTCAGCGACTACTGCTTACACATCTTCTAATGAAGTTGGTGACAGCGGTCAGTACACAGCAGGTGGTGGAGATCTAACAGGTCAAAATACTTCGATTGCATCAGGTGTTGCAATTGTTGACTTTGCAGATTTATCATTCACAGGTGTAACGTTGACAGCTAGAGGTGCATTAATCTACAACACATCTTCTGCAGTTACTAACGCAGCAGTTGCAGTTTTAGATTTTGGAGGAGATAAAACAGCTACATCAGGAACTTTCACAGTACAGTTTCCAGCATTTACTACAGCGGCAGCTATATTAAGAATCTCTGGTTAATAGGAGGTCTAAATGGCATTGGTTGTCAATGATAGAGTTAAAGAAACCTCTACCACTACTGGTACGGGTACCTTTACTCTTGCAGGAGCAGTATTAGGTTTTGAAACGTTTTCAACAGCGATTGGAAATACAAATACAACTTACTATTCAATCGTAAATGAAAATGGTGAGTTTGAAGTAGGACTAGGTACAGTTGGTGCTGGAACGTTAGCTCGAACTACTATTTTATCATCATCGAATAGTGATTCTGCAGTAAATTTTTCTGCAGGTACTAAAGATGTTTTCTGTACCCTTCCTGCATCCAAAGCAGTCATACTAGATTCAAGCGGAGACATTGTTGCAAACAATGGATCTAACTTAACAAATTTAAATGCAGATAATTTAGCTTCAGGTACAGTACCTGATGCAAGGTTTCCTGCTACATTACCAGCAGCAAATGGTTCAGCACTTACAGATTTAAACGCAACTAATTTAGCAAGTGGTACAGTTCCAGATGCAAGATTCCCAGCAACACTTCCTGCAGTTAGTGGTGCTAATTTAACAAACTTAGACGCAGACGATTTAGCATCGGGTACAGTACCTGACGCAAGATTCCCAGCAACACTTCCAGCAGCAAATGGTTCAGCTTTAACAGCACTTAATGCAACTAACATTGCTTCAGGAACTTTATCATCAGATAGATTACCAACAGTACCAACAACAAAAGGTGGTACAGGTTTAACAGCTATTGGAACTGCAAACCAAGTTCTTGCAGTTAATGGAGCTGGAACTGCTCTAGAATATCAAACCCCAACTACTGGAGATATTACAGGAGTTACAGCAGGTGATGGTTTAACAGGTGGTGGATCTTCTGGAGATGTCACATTAAACGTTGGAGCAGGAAATTTAATAGACGTTCAAGCTGATCAAATAGATGTCGATTTATCTGAACTAACAACATCTACTTCAGACGCGGATGGAGATTTTTTTGCTGTTGTAGATTCAGCAAATGCGCAAAAAAAACTTACAAAAGGCAATATTAATATATCAGGTTTTAATAATGATAGTGGATTCATTGATGGATCTTCTTTAAATGCTTCTAATTTAGATTCTGGTACTGTACCGGACGCAAGATTCCCAGCTACTTTGCCAGCACTTAATGGAAGTGCATTAACAGCATTAAATGCTTCAAATGTTTCTTCAGGAACTTTATCATCAGATAGATTACCAACAGTACCAACAACAAAAGGTGGTACAGGGTTAACTTCAATTGGATCTGCAAACCAAGTCCTTGCAGTAAATTCTGGTGGAACAGCTTTAGAATATCAAACACCAACTACTGGAGATATTACAGGTGTTACAGCAGGTAATGGTTTAACAGGTGGCGGAACTACAGGCGACGTTACATTAAACGTTGGAGCAGGTGCTCTTATTGATGTCACAGCAGATGCTATCGATGTAGATTTATCAGAATTAACAACTTCTACTTCAGACGCAGACGGAGATTTTTTTGCTGTAGTTGATTCAGCAAATGCTCAAAAGAAATTAACAAAAGCAAATATTAATATTTCAGGTTTTAATAATGATTCTGGATTTACTACAAACACAGGTACAGTTACTTCTGTATCAGGAGGTAATGGATTAACAGGAACAGTTACTACTTCAGGTTCTCTTGCAGTAGGTGCAGGAACAGGTATTGATGTTGCAGCAGATTCAGTTTCAATTGACTTATCAGAACTTACAACTTCTACTTCAGACGCAGACGGAGATTTTTTTGCTGTAATTGATAGTGCTAACGCACAGAAAAAACTTACAAAAGGCAATATTAATATATCAGGATTTAATAATGATGCAGGTTATACATCTAATGTTGGAGATATAACTGGAGTTACAGCAGGTACATTACTAGATGGTGGTGGAACTTCAGGAACTGTTACATTAAATGTAGATTTATCAGAATTATCTACTTCAACTACAAACGGAGATGGAGATTATTTTGTAGTTGTTGATACAGCAAATGCTCAAAGAAAATTAACTAAAGCAAATATTGCAATTTCAGGTTTTAATAATGACTCTGGATTTACAACAAACACTGGAACTGTAACTTCTGTTTCTGGTGGAAATGGATTAACAGGATCTGTCACAACATCTGGATCATTAGCTGTCGGAGCTGGTACAGGAATTGATGTCACTGCTGATGCAGTTGCTGTTGATGTATCAGATTTCATGACTAATGGCGCTAACAATAGAGTTCTAACTGCAACAGGCACAGATGCTATGAATGCAGAAGCAAACATGACATTTGATGGAACTGATTTAAGTATACCTCAAAACATTGTTCACCTTGGTGACACTAACTGTTATATTGGATTCCATGCTACAGACCAATGGAGAGTTGTTACTGGTGGTATTGAGAGATTTGAAGTAAATAGTACTAATATTACAGCAGCAAGAAATTTTGTTCCAGGAGCTAATGATACTTACGACTTAGGTGCATCAGGAAATGTTTGGAGAAACCTATACACTGGAGACTTACATTTATCTAACGAAGCAAAAGATGAAGGTAATGCTATTGATGGTACTAAAGGTAACTGGACAATTCAAGAGG